AATCAACAGTTTCGTGGGTTGAACATTCACATACTGCAACCGTAAATTGAAAGGAAAAAGTGGTAACTGATGGCAACGCCTAAGAAAAAGAAGCCAACCGTCAAAGTAGGCATCACCGAACAACAATGGCAGATGCTTCTGTCGTATCTGCGTTCGGCTGTCGGTGCTGTTATTGCTGTGGTTGCGACGTTGGATTATGAGCCGATGGACCTAGCGAAGGCGTTTGTGGCTGCGTTGATTCCGCCTGTGTTGCGTTGGGTTAACCCGAACGACCCGGCATTCGGGCGAGGTTCTGACTAAAAGAGGTTTCATATGGAGTTGGGAGACCTTCTCAACGAGAAGGAGTGGCGTAAGTGCCGTGGACCCGAGAACGGGTCCACTGACGAAATGCTGGAAGCATTCGAGTACTTCTGTTCAGAGTACTGGCACATTCGTCACCCGGAACGTGGACGTATCAAGTTTGTGTTGCGTGAAGCGCAAACGGAGACTGCACGTAACTGGATGGAGCATCGTTATACGATTGTGTTGAAGGCTCGTCAGATTGGGTTTTCTACGTTGGCTGCTGCGTTCGTGTTTTGGGAAACGTTTTTTTGGTCTGACCGTTTTGTGGTGATGCTTTCACGCACGGAGCGTGAAGCATCTAAGTTGTTGCAGAAAACGAAGTATGGGTACAAGATGTTGCCTTCGTGGATGCGTGTGCGTGGTCCTGAGGTGTTGGTGGATAACCAGTTGAAGATGGTGTTTGCGAACGAGTCTTCGGTGGAGTCGTTGCCGTCGGGTAATGACCCTGCTCGTGGTGAGGCGGTGTATCGGGTGGTTATTGACGAGATGGCGTTTTTGCCGAATCCCGATGAGGCGTGGGCGTCTATTGAGCCGATTGCTGACGTTGGTGGTCGTGTTATTTGTTTGTCTACGGCGAATGGTGAGGGAAACATTTTTCATGATTTGTGGGTTGGGTCGCAGACACAGACAAACAGGTTTGTGGGCATCTTTTTTCCGTGGTCTGCTGGTGAACGTGACGATGATTGGTATGAGGCTAAGAAGCGTGATTTGCCTGATTGGCAGTTGGCTCAGGAGTATCCATCTGACCCTGATGAGGCGTTTATTCGTTCTGGTCGTCCCGTGTTTGATTTGGAGGCGTTGAGGGATTTGAGTATTGAGGAACCGTATCGGGGGTATTTGCATAAGATGCCGGGGCGTGGGGTATACGAGTTCCGTGAGGATGGTGGCGAGTTCGCTGTGTGGGATTTCCCTGAGTTTGGTGAAACGTATGTGGTTGGGGCTGACGTTGCTGAGGGGTTGGGTCATGGTGACTATTCTTCGGCGCACGTGTTGAATGCGTCTACGGGGGCTGTGGTGGCGCATTGGCATGGTCATATTGATGCCGACTTGTTTGGTGAAGAAACGTTGTATGCGATTGGGTATTGGTACAACAAGGCGTTGATTGGTGTGGAGTCAAACAACCACGGTTTGACAACCCTGAAGGGGTTGCAGAGGGTGGGGTACAAGAATCTGTTTCGGCAGCGTAGGTTGGGTCAACGTAATCCGACGGTGTCGGAAACGTTGGGGTGGCGTACGACGTCGGTGTCTAAACCGTTGGCTGTGGACGAGTTGAATGCTGGTTTGCGTGACGGGGTGTTGGGGTTGTGGTGTAGGGCAAGTATTGCGGAGTTGAAGACGTTTGTGCGTGAGGAGAACGGCAAGATGCATGGTTCTCCGCATGACGACAGGGTGATGTCGTTGGCGATTGCGAATCAGATGTTGAAGTATGTGTGGCTGCCTGAGTATCGGGGGACGGACACAGCCAAGCCGAATACGTTGGGTTGGTGGGAAAAGCACATTATCCGTGAAAAGAAGCCTGAAAGGGAGTTGATTGGGTCCCATAATGTAAGAAGTAGTGGTTGGGACTAAGGGTGATGCAAGATTTTACATGTGTTCAATGTGGTCGTTCGTTTCAGGACGAGGAACTCCCCCGCCGTGGGGAGGTCTGTTTCCGTTGCCATGTGCGCACTATTCGCCTCGGTTTCACGTATGGAAAGGACGATTTTCATGGTCCAACGATTCGGGAACGTCAAGCAAAGACTGTTTCTGATGCCAAGATAAACGGCTACAACGCCGAACCGGTGGGGAGCCGTTGGGTGTGACATGGAAACTATTTTGGTTCCGATTGCGGTTGCAGTTATTTCGGGGCCAATAGTAGTAATTCTTCAAAGGTTACGCAAGGAGAACGCCGAGCAGCATGCTGAGGGGCGTGTGTTGCTTCGGAATGTGGCTCACAAGGTTGACAAAATAGGTACGAAATTGGATGAACATATCGGCTGGCACAAAGGGAAAGAGCAATAATGGCACGCATTTCTAACTACGAGTTGTTGAGGCGTTACCGCAACAAACTTGAACATTCACGTCGTTGGCGCAAAGAAGAGAAGTACGACGATTTGTGGCAGCGGATGATTGACCTGTATCGGGGCAAGCATCACCGCACCGACATCAGAGAGGACCAGTTGCTTGTCAACATGGCGTTCTCTACCATCAACATTGTTGCTCCGTCGGTTGCGGTGAACCATCCGAAGATTACTGTGAACGCTAAACGTCCTGAGGATGGTGACAAGGCGGTGGTGACTGAGGCGATTGTGAACTATTGGTGGCGTCACTACGACTGCCAGAAAGAGTTCCGTCGTTCCGTCAAGGATGCTTTGATTCTCGGTCACGGATGGGTCAAAACCGGGTACCGTTATGTTGAAGAAGAAAAGGTTGCTGAAAACAACTTTGATTCGTATGACGAACTTGTTGAACTGCGTGACGAGAACGTTGCTGAATCTAATCTGATTGTCAAAGAGGACCGCCCGTTCGTGGAACGGGTGTCCCCGTTTGATGTGTTCGTTGACCCGGACGCAACCAGCATGGAAGATGCTCGTTGGATTGCGCAACGTATCCGTCGTCCTTTGGAGGATGTGAAGAAGGATAAACGTTACAATTCCACTGCTCGTGGCGAGGCTTCACCGAGCCATTACAGCAAGTGGGGTCAGGATGCGTACCGTCCTCGTCGTTCACAAGACCCGCAGGATTCGTATGTTGAGGTGTGGGAATGGTATGACATTGACCGTAACACGGTGTCGGTGTTCTGTGACGGGTCGGACAAGTTCCTTGTCGCCCCGAAGGAGATTCCGTTTGCGTTCGGTCAACCGTTCGTGATGATTCGCAACTACGACGTCCCTGAGACGTTTTATCCGATGGGTGAACTGGAAGCAATTGAGCCTCTGCAACACGAATTGAACCAAACTCGCACACAGATGATGAACCACCGTAAACGGTTCTCCCGCAAGTGGTTGTACAAGGAGACTGCGTTTGATACTGATGGTCGTCAGGCGTTGGAGTCCGATGAGGACAACGTGATGGTGCCTGTGATTACGGATGACAACCTTGGGAATGTGATTAGTCCGATGCCTGCGGTTATCAACCCGCCAGAGTTCTATAATCAGTCGGATTTGATTTCGTCTGACATGAACCGTGTGTCTGGTGTGTCTGAGTATCAGCAGGGTGCGATGCCCGAGATTCGTCGTACGGCTACTGAGGCTGCGATTGTGCAGGATGCGTCTAATGCTCGTGCGAGTGACAAACTGGCGATTATTGAGCGTTCCATTGGTGAGTGTGCTCGCCGGTTGGTGATGCTTGCACAGCAGTTTATGACGGGTGAGCAGGCGGTCCGTATTGTGGGGTCTGAGGCTCAGCCGTTGTGGTTGACGTTTGACCGTGACTACATTCAGGGCGAGTTTGACTACGAGGTGGAGGGTGGGTCTACGGCGCCGATGAATGAGTCGTTCCGCCGTCAGCGTGCCTTGCAGATTGTGGATGCCATGGCCCCGTTTGCGGGGACTGGCATCATTGACATGGGCAAACTAGCCACCTACGTGTTGCAGTACGGGTTTGGTATCAAGCAGGCTCAAGGGTTTATTGCCCAACAGCCTCCGATGATGGAGGGGATGCCACCTGAGGGCGGTATGCCGCCCCAGATGGCTACTGGGGGGCTTACGCCGGGTATGGGGGCTGCTGAGGCTCCTCCGACGGGTGGGATGGCGATGCCATCTAACATTCCGCCTGAGATTTTGGCTCAATTGCTGTCGCAGGGTGCCCCTCTGCCGAATACGCAGTTGCCAAATGAAACAATTATGTAGCGTTTGGTACTAGGGGTAGAGCAACCGCCGAAGGAGGACTCTATGAGTAATATTGACAACACCGTTGAAAGCGTAACTGACACACCCGTTGAAGGGCAAGTTGATGCTAACGCTGAGATTGGTGAAGCCTTAGAGGCTGAACCTAGAGAGTATTTCGCTTGGGACGAATACGCTGACAAGCCCGTCAAGTTAACTGTTGATGGCGAAGAAATCGAGGTTCCGTTATCTGAGGCGCTTAGTGGTTACCAACGTCAAGCGGACTATACCCGCAAGACGCAGGAACTTGCTGAGCAACGAAGACAGGTGCAGTTTGCGGCTGCTTTGCAAGAGGCTTTGCAGAACGACCCAGCGAGCACTGTGGAATTGCTGTCGCAACATTATGGGGTTAACCAGCAACCAACTTCCGAAGAGGAAGAGTTTTTGGACCCAGTGGAAAAGCAGTACCGCCAACTTGAGTCTCGTATTCAGGCATTTGAACAAGAAAAAGCGATGCGTGAATTGGAGAATCAGATTGAGTCTTTGTCACGGAGATACGGAGAACTCTTTGACGCCAACGAAGTCGTAGCGAAAGCGTTGGCAACGGGGAGCACGAATCTTGAAGCAACCTACAAACAGATTGCGTTTGACCGTTTGTTTGAACAATCCAAACCCAAAGGAGAAACGAAAGTGAAACCGACTGAGGAAAAGATTGTTGAAGCGAAACGGGAAGCCGCAGTTGTTTCCAAGGGTGCTTCAGCGAAAAGTGCCGACGTGTCTTCTAAACCTATTCGAAGCGTTCGTGATGCCTTTGAATCTGCCAAACGGCAGTTAGAGGGCTAACACAATTTCAACCAAGGAGTAATACATCATGGCAGGTAACGTAAACTTTGATGCGCTGCTCTCAACAACGCTTGCGAACTATCGTCCACAACTGACGGATAACGTGTTCACCGCACGTCCGCTGACCTACTTCCTCATGGATAAGGGTCGCATCCGCATGTTGAACGGTGGTACCAAGATTGTTGAGCCGCTCATCTACGGACAGAACAGCACGGTTGCGTCGTACAGTGGTTACGACACGATTTCGCTGACCGCCCAAGAGGGCATCTCGGCTGCTGAGTACGAGTGGAAGCAGTACGCTGCGTCCATCGCAATCAGCGGTATTGAGGAAGGCAAGAACAACGGCGAGCAGGAAATCATCAACCTGCTGGAAGCCAAAATCATGCAGGCTGAAGAGTCAATGCGTGAAGGCTTCAACCAGATGTTCTTCGCTGACGGAACCGGTAACTCGGGCAAGGACTGGAACGGACTCGGCAACATCGTCGAGGCGTCTGGCACTGTCGGAAACATCAACCGTGCAACGGCTGGTAACGAGTTCTGGCGTTCGTACGAGGAGAACACCGCTGAGGCTCTCAGCCTTGCGAAGATGGCAACGGCGTACAACAGCGTGTCGGTGGGCAATGACCACCCAGACATGGTGCTGACGACCCAAACCCTCTTTGAGAAGTATGAGGCTCTGTTGCAGCCGCAACTTCGTTACACCGACACCAAGACTGCAGATGCTGGTTTCCAGAACCTGCTGTTCAAGGCTGCCCCGGTTGTGTACGATGTTCACTGCACCGCTGGTGTCGTGTACTTCCTCAACAGCAAGTATCTGAGCCTTGTCGGTCACTCCGGCAAGTGGTTCGCTCAGACGGAATTTGTCCGTCCAGAGAACCTTGATGCTCGTTATGCGCTCATCATGTGCTACGGCAACCTTACTTGCCGTAACGCTGCTAAGCAGGGCAAACTCACGGCGAAGACTGCCTGAGTTTAAATTTTGGGTGGCGGGGGTGAAAGCCCCTGCCACCCGAAGTTAATAAGGAGAAGGAAATGCCGCAATACTACGCAATACTCGACAACGGAGTAAGTAACTCCAAGGGGAAAGCAATGCCAACAAGAAAGAAATATGTCCGTTCGTATCTGAAGAGCAAGGGTGTCGCACCGACTCGGGATGCTTCCATGCGTAGTAAGCGTGAGAAGCGTCTGCGTGGTGAGGCTCGTGCAGCGTATGCGAAGTCACAGTCAACGAGGAAGCCAACTGCACGTACCAGCGGAATTTCCGTTGACCGTCGTAGTCAGGGTGGACCGAAGGTTGACCGTGCTGAGCGTGCCCGTCAGGAGCGCATGCGTAAACCGGTAGACCGTGAAGCGCAGCGTCAGTTGAAGGGTCGTTCGCAGAACAAGAACTACGTGCGAGGCAAGAACCGATAATTTGTTGGTTCCACCTCGGCGCCCACCTCCCTTCCGTCGGGGTGGAACTACAAAAAGGAGAAGATGATGGCAAAGAAGCGTAGTGTTTCAACAAGTCGTGCTGACCGTACCGAAGAAAAGATTAAGCGAGAAAAGATTAAGAATAGTCCTCGCAGACCTTTCGGGTATCCGACGAATAAGAAAGAAGCACTTGCTTCTGCTACTGGTGTTGCTGCTGGCGCAGCAATTGTGGCTGCCAAATCTGCCATGAAGAAACCGCCAAAGGGCGGAAATCTTTATCGTGCGAATCAAGCACGAAATCTCAAGGCTGTTGGTCCAATTCAGAAGGGAATGTCCAAAGAGGACCTTCTTCGCAGCAACCGTAAAGCCGCAATTGATTTGGCACGTGCCGGAAAAATTCAATCAAAAACGGCAATCAAGGGCGCAAAGGGTTCTGGATGGGGAAGTGGATTGAAGAAGGACGATATTCGGGTAACCATTAAAGATGCCAGAAAGGGACAGGGAATGGGTTCATCTCGTTACGGACGTCTTACTGGTGGTGGTGCTGCCCCGGGACGTGGGATGGGACAGGGTGGCTCTGGTGGCGGAGGCTTCCTGAAGCGAAGTAAGTAATAAAAGGGGCTAAGGATGATGAAAGGTTCTAAACCCGCTCACGCACTGTACGGTCAACCCGTTCAGGGTTACCGTCCAGCCCATCAAGGGGTGGAAGGTGCACGTCTACAGGCGGGTGGGGGTGAATACACGGGTCGTAACCGCTGTGTGGCGGAAAACGACACATGCGCAGGACCCAAGGCGAAGGGCACCCAGTACTGCATTGGTCATCTGCGGAAGGCTGCCAAGGGCGGTGATGTTGAATGAATCTTGCTGACGTTCGCACGATGGTGCGAGACATCTCCGATTTGGACACGGTAGACCTGCCAAACAGTCTGCTGGACACGTTCGTCAAGGAAGCGTTTCAACGTATCGTTTCTTTGGAACGGCGTTGGCCGTTCTATCAGGAAACGTACACAGTAAATACGGTTGTTGGTCAGCGTCCGTACACGATTTCTGCGATTGGTGACATTCGGGAGATTATCTCGATTGTGGATACGACGGCGTCTGGTAACAGGTTTACTGAGATTGCGTACGATGATGCTGAGGAGATTTGGTTGGGGAATACGGATGTGGCGAGTCGCCCGTATTTTTGGGCGGTGTGGGATAACCAGATTCATTTGTATCCGAAGCCTGATGCGGTGTATCCGTTGACGGTTCGTGCGTATCGCAACCCGTTGTACACGTGGTTGTCTAATACTGCTACTGAGATTGATTTGGATAACTGGTTTCATGTGTTGTTGGCGTATTATGCGTTGGCTCGGGTGTATCAACGTCAAGAGGATAATGAGATGGCGATGATGTATCAACGCTCTTTTGAGGAGGGTGTTGCTATGGCTCGTCGTGATTTGATGAAGGCTCGTTCGCATCGTCCGTTGTTGTTGTCGGGTGGTAAGAAGTATCCAACTATGCGTCGCTGGTTGCAGACGTTGGGGGCGACTCTTGGGTCATGAGCAGGATTCTTACTGAACGTTACGATGATTTTACGGGTGGGTTGAATCTTCGGGCTGACCAGTTTCAGTTGCGTCGTAACGAGTCGCCTGACATGTTGAATGTGGAGATTGACCCTCGTGGTGGGGTGTTTTCTCGTGGTGGGATGCATAGGTTGAATACGACGGCGATTCCTGTGACTGGTACGTGGAATCCGCAAACGTTGTTTCCGTTTTATGGTGCGTCTGAACGTTTGATGTTTTGTGATGACGACCACGTGTTTTGGTCGTCTGGTGGGAACTTTACTCGGTTGGAGTATTCGGCTGGTAATCCTGTTGTGTCGCAGTCTGATGATGGTATGTGTTTGGCTGCGTGGGGTGACGTGTTGTACATGGGTGCTGGTGCGAACGCTTCTCAGGTTGGTTACAAGTGGCAGACGACGAATACATACGCTTCGCAGATGTCTGCGAGCGGACCGGTGTGGCAGCCGTACAACAATCCTGTTGGCGGTTACATGCCTCGTGCTGAGCATCTGATTGTGCATACTTCCAAGTTGTTTGCTGCGAACACGTTTGAGGATGGTGTTGCGTATCCAAATCGTTTGCGTTGGTCGCATGAGGGTTTGCCTGAGGATTGGGCTGAGGATGATTATCTTGATTTCAATGGTGGTGGTGTCGGTATTAATGCGTTGGCGATTGTTGCCGGTCAGTTGGTTATTTTTAAGCCGAACGCAATCTATTTGTTGATTGGTAATAACACCGACAATTTTCAGGTTGTGGAGTTGTCTACGAAACTTGGTTGCTTGAATCATCACAGCATGGCACAAGGCGAAGATGGTGTGTTCTTTTATTCCAATCCTGAAGGATTGTTTTACTACGATGGCACGAAAATTGTCGACATTTTTGAGCCGTTGCGCCCCCTTGTGGATGAAGGTAATTTGTCTGCGGCTTCTACGGAACCGTATTCGGTTTCGTTTGTGGGCAGAAGGTGTTGGTTGGCGTTGCCGTACGACCCGAACGGTACGGCGACGAAGCCGACACGTAACTACATTTTTGATAGAAGCATCGGCAACAATGGTGCGTACACACAGTTTGCGACGTATGACGGGTACGGGTTGGTGGGTGGTTGTGACTGGACGGATTCAAACAATGTGAACTATCGGGTGTTGTGTCACCCAACTCAACCTTATGTGATGAAGGTTGATTTGTATGAGGAACAGTACGACAACGTTGATGGTTCTGAGGATGCGTTTGATTCGTATTATCGGACTGGTTGGGTTGATGGTGGCGGTTATGCGATGAAGAAGATGTTTCGTCGCCCTGACATCGTGTTTAAGCAGGTGGATACACAACGGAACGTGAACGTTCGTGTGTATCACAATTATGAGGAGTCGTCTGGTTCGGAACGTAAACAGTTTGATGTGACGTTGGGTGGTTCGGGTACTGGCGGGTATTGGGGTACGGATTTGTGGGGGACTGGTTTGTGGGGTGAGGTTGCTCAGGGTGTTGAGGTGTTGAACGGTCGGAATCTTGGGTTGGCTCGGAGTGTGCAGTTGTTGTTGACTGGCCCGGAGAACGGTTCGTGGGGTGTTGATTCTATTACATACAAGTTTAATAATCGAAAGGTGACCGGATAATGCCTGTTTCTATTCCTTATTCGTTCAGTAACGGAACAATCATTGAGGCTTCCGAGATGAACAGCAACTTCACTGCGGTGAAGAACTTTGTTGATGGTGTTGCTGCTGGTACGAACATAACTGATGGTGCTATTGTGACCGCAAAGTTGGCTACGAATGCTGTTACGACAGAGAAAATTAATGATGGTTCTATTACTTCTGCCAAGTTGGCTGCTGGTGTTGGAACTACTGGTGGGGATAGTTCGCAAATTGTTTTGGGTGTGCAGGTGTTTGGATGAAAACTCCTTGGTCTTCCCCGATTGTGAACACGTTGACTGGTGCTGACGCTGGGCGTCTGCAACAGGTGTTTTTTTCGTTGTCTCGTGAGTTGTCGGAAATGAGCAAGGAGATTGAGTCGCTTCGTTCGCAGGTTGCGGCGATTGATGCAAAGAGGCAGTATGGCGTACGACCCTAGTTTGTTTGAATCTCGTCGCCGTGGGTACACGGAGAATTATGGTGCGACTGCGGCGGCCAATCAGTACGCACGCACGTTGTCTCAGCAACGTGGTGCTCGTGCACGTCAGCAGGCGTTGAGGCAGTATGAGACTGCTCAACCGCAGTTGGTTCGTGCGTACACAGGCAGGAATGTGTATGGTCCGAATGTTCGTGGCGGGATTTTTAGTCGTGCGATGCAGGAGTTTGCTCGTGAGCGTGCCCGGGGGTTGTCTGAGTTTGATTTGGCTCAGCAGGAGCAGATGAGGGGGTTTGATTTGGAGGATGCTCGCCTGTTGCAGCAGTACAGGTCGGCGTTGGGTGATTTGGAGGCGGAGAAAGCAAGAGAAATTGCGGACGCTGCTCGTCAGTTGTTCGCCTTTAGAGCAGGAGCAATGTAATGGCACGTGGAGTTAGTAGGTACGGACCGGCGGACAGGGAAGAACGGAAGATTGTTGCACGAACAAACATTCCTGTTCCTGACAGTAATCCGACTTCTGCTGCTATGGCTGGCATGGTTCCTACGACCAGTGGTGGTGGTTCTGGGTTTGATTACAGTCAAGACCCCTTTCAGGCTGCGCTTGCCGCAATCGGCCCCGTAAACTTTACTCCGACACCGAGTTACGGTGTTGGCGGTAGCGGTATTTCTGCTTCTGATGCGTTGGCGAAACGCAAGTATGAAGATGAGTTGGCGAAAGAGCAACGCCAGATTGAAGCGTACAAGAGCATGTTGGCTGGTGGCGGTTATCGTACTGGTGCTAACAGGATGCTTGATTTGATTAATCAACAGGCTGGTGTTTCTGAGGCTGCCGTAAAGAAGGCGTATACGGATGCGTTGGATAACATTCTTGGCGGTTTCACTACCGCTAAGGATTTGACTGGTCAGGGTTATTCTGCTTTGAAGGATTATTTGACGCAGAATCCGAACAACCCGTATACGGGTGTTCAGGTTTCTGCTGGTACTGCGCCTGATGCGATGGAACAGATTTTGTCTGCCTACGGTGTGTCGGCTGACCCTGTGCGTGCACAGGTTGCTGCTGAGCAGGCTGCAGCCGAGCAGGGTGCTGCCGGTTTTCAGAATTTGTTGAGTGCGCTTGGTGGTGTTGCTCAGCAGTCTGATGCGTCTCGTTTGGCGGAGATGATGATGGCTCAGAATTTGGCTCAGACTACGTTGGGTCAACAGAGGATGGGTTATGAGTCTCAGGCTGCTCAGGCTCAGGCTCAGGCGTTGGCTGATATTCAGGCTCGTTTGGCTGAGGCTCGTTTGGCTCAGGAGGCTGCTGCCGAAGAACGTCGTACGGAAATTGAGGACGCTTTGGCTTCGGCTGGAGCAGACCCGACTGTCCCACCACCGCCAGACAACAAAGGTTCTGGTCAGCCTCCAGCAACACCTCAGAAGCCGATTGATGCGCTGAAGGCTCGTATGGAGACCGCAAATCCGACTCTTAAAGCCAAGATTGAGGCGTTTGTTGAGAAGAATCCGAGGGCTGGTATTAAGAAGATTGAGAAGGCTTTCCCGAAGATTGCTTCGAAAATTAAGTAGCGGAAGGGTCTATAGGTAGAGATGTCAATGAGTCAAGATGCCCTTTTGGCACTTGCCCGAGCCATGTCGGCTAAGGGCAATGTGTCCAGCGGTGACATCAACACGTTGCTGTCACCTGAGTTGGGGTATTTGACTGGCACGTTCTACGGTGGGCAGGACACTGGTGAAGATGACGAGTTGTTGTGGATGGACCATGCGCCTAACTTCCGTAAGGCGTTGACGCTTCCTGATACGGATATTCGTAAGATTATTGCTGGCGAGATTTATCGTGGGGCTGCGCCTTGGGATTTGAAGCGTCAGATTGAGGAGTACACGGCTGGTCAGGCTGAGTTGGCGCCGGGGTTGATTAATCAGGAGGGTGAAACTTCTGATTTGATTGCGTTTGCGAACACAGCGTTTAAGGAGTATACGAACTACCAGGTTGCCAAGACGAAGGCTGGTCGTTCGGCTGCCGGTAAGGACCCGTTTGTTGCTGGTGGTGTTCCGTCGCCTGAGATGGATTTTGCGCCTGAGCAGTTGGCTCCTGATTTGTTTGAGAATTTGGCGAAGGAGTCTGTGGCTCGTGGTGCTGAGTCTAATTTGTTGCGTCAGCGTGGTAAGAGTCGTGCTGCGGCGTTGGAGTTTTTGCAGAAGGGAACAAAGTTTAATCCTTTGACTCAGGAACTTCCCAAGTATGAGGATGCTAACTATTTTGATTGGGCTTCTGGTGGGACGGGTAAGCAAGACCAGCAGGCAAATTTTGCGAAGAAGGTTGAGGGTTTCAAGGAAGAGTATTTGAAGCGTGTTGACAGGTTGGACAGGCTCAAGAAGGGTGTTACTTCTTGGAGAACGATGTTCCCTGAACTCCGTTCTGAGCAGGAGGCTATGGCGCAGGCACAGAAGAGTGTTGACGTATACAAAAAACAATTTGAAGATGCTTTGAATGCTGCAAAAACCAAGTTTGGTATGTATACGCCAGAAAAAATTGTTAATCCGAAAGGCGAGGATAGGTCTTATCAGCGTGCTGAGGATATTCGTTTCGGTCGCACTGCTCAGGATGTTGTGAAGCGTTCGGAGGGTGTTGAGAAAGATGTTTTGGAGTCTGGTC